TCCACGGATTCAGCATGAGACCCACCGCGGCCCCGAGCACACCAACCACGACAGATGTCGCGGTGATGATTTTCGCCACGGCAATCAGAGCCACACCACCGGCGAACACCGCGGCCGTCAGCTTGACGATTGACACAATCACATGCTGATTCATGCCGATCCATTCAGTCAGCTGGCCAACCGTCGCGGTGATCCATCCGCCAAACTGCTCCAGCATGGGCGCCAAGGCGGTCCCGATTGCGATTGCAGCCCCCTCGATAGCCGAGGTGAATCGCCGCCACACGCCACCGGGTCCGGCGTCCATACTCGCGGCCGTCTGCTCTGCAACGCCACCAGCGTTTTTCAGCTGCTCAGATAGCCTCTGAGTTTCCGTGGCGGTGTTGGCCATCACTGTTGCACCAGTGATCCCGAGGAGCCCGAACGCGTCATTCATTTTGGCGATTCGCTCGCCAGCTGGCAGGTTGTTTGTGGCGTTGGCCAATTCGCCCATCACCTGCACAAGCGGTCGTAGATTGCCTGCAGCGTCCAGAAACTCAACGCCAAACAGTTGCCGCATCTTGTCCGCTTCGGCGGCTGTGATTGTGCCGAGGCGGCGGAGGGCTGTGCCCGCGTTGCTGCCCTGAATGCCCACATTTCCGAGGGTTCCGAGGATTGCGACGGTATCTTCCAGTGACATGCCAAGGTCGGCAGCCACCGGCCCGGCGTAACTGAGGGCTTCGCCCAGCTGGTCGACCGAATTGAATGTCGCATTCGCCGCCAACGTCAGAACATCTGCCACACGCGTGGCATGCTCAGCACCGAGCGAGAACTGGCGAAGCGTTGCGGCCATGATGCCGGCGGACATTGTTGCGTCGGTCCCACTTGCTCGTGAGAGATTCAACACTGCGGCCGTCATGCTGTCGATTTCGTCGGGACTGAAGCCAGCCTTCCCGAGTTCGCCCATCAGGTTGGCCACCTGGGCTGCCGTGAATGACGTCGTGCGGCCCAGTTCGAGAGCCGTGTTTCTCATCTGCTCCAGCTGTGCGTCAGTTGCCTGTGACACTGCACCCGTCATGCGGATGGCGTCATCGAATGCGATCAGCTGGGAAATCGGAAGGGCAGTCGCGGCCAATCCCCCAAATCCCGCGGCGAATGCCGTTCGGCCGATGTTCTGAACCCTCGCACCGAACTGCCTCAGGCGGCGTTCTGCCACCGTCAGACCGCGCTTTAGGGGATTGTCCTCAAGGAAGAATTCAACGAATGCCCGCCCGGCTCGTACTGATCGACTCGAAGCCACTCTGCCACCTCACAACCACCGCAGAAACGGACTGATTTCCGGCTTCGGCGGCTTTGGTTTTTCGATTTTGTACGGATTGAATCGGAGCGGATCTTGCGGCCGTTTCGACCAGACGTCAACAGTGGTCGACATGATTGACGACACCTTGTCCCACTCCTCACACCTGCGGGCCCTGTCCATCATGTCCAGTTCCCGCCAGGTGTAAGGGTCGGGGCTTAGTCCGAGCCTGCCGGCTGCGGAATAGACGAGTTCCCAGGGCTCAAATCCATCGAGAGGATCTCCCGCGTCACCTCGCTCACCAGATCCGTCTCCGTGATCCGTTTCGCCAGCGTGTTTCTTCCCGCCTGAATCGTCTCGATGGCCTTCTCCAATGCGGCGGCCATCTCCGGCTCGCCGCTGGACTGGAAAAAATCGCGGAGGCTTTCGTTCACCCCACGAATCAATGCGGCGACGTCTGCACCGTTGGCCACTTCTGCCAGCTCTTCCTGTGCCTCAGGTGTCTGCAGTCCATAGAACTCACATACCACTGGCCAGCAAACCTCAGACTGACTAAGGAACTGAGCAAACACCTTCACGTCACGACTCAACAGGTCAATGCCGTGAATCCGTTTGATGCGACGGAGTAACCCCAGCGTGGCTTCACACTGGAGTTGTTTTCCGCGTGCCAACTTAACTTGCGGCATTGTCGTTGCCCTCCGTCATTGCGGCGGATGCGGCTGCAATTTTCGCCTGAATGAAATTGGGGTCGACGATTTTCGCGGCCCCAGCTTCGCGGGCCTCCTCCAGCGTCATGAACGGAATTGCGGTGAAGGCCTGCAGGTTGCCGGCGGCGTCTCGAACAAAATGGACAACTGGTTTCATGGGCTTCCCCCGAGAAGCGATTGAAACGGACTGGAAACGCTACGTCAGACCGTGGTTGTGGTTGGCGCGGCGATGGTGTTGAACGTGGGCTGGTACGTGCTCACAGCTGCGGGCTGGAGGCCAAATTCGACCGTGTTGAATGCGGCCAGGTCCGAGGGCTTCGGAGCACTCGTCACGACAACATCCGCGAACACGCCACGACTGCCGGCGGTCGCGATTGGTCCATCCATGTCAGCGATTGCGATCGGCGTCCCGTTGCGATACGCATTCCACAGAATGGCCTGTGCGGCGTCGTCTGGGTCATAGGTGCAGCTCAGCGTGTAGCTGAGAGTTCGCTTGCCCACGCCGTGCGTGACGAATTCGCCGCGGCGGTTGGTGACGTCTGCCACTGCCCGGGAATCTTCCATTCCGACAGATTCGACCAGATCGACTTCGGCCCACGTGATGGACGTGCCAGCTTGGTGCAGAGTTGCGGAGACATAGAATTTGCCGCGCAGTCCGTGTTTGTATGCCACTACAGTATCTCCCTGAAAATTGCCGGAATTTTGCGGTCAACCGCAACATCAAACGCCGGTCGCATATATGGCCGAGGAGCCACCTGCACCGGCTTTTTCTCGTAGTACGCTCGCACCTGATTTTCGCCAGCCAGAAACCACGTCGGGCGATAAGCGATCATGGTTCCGCCGTATTCCAGTTTGCCTGGGATGTCCGACTTGTCGAAGATGATCGGGCCAATCACCACCGAGGCCATATTGGGTTCAAGAACGAACAAAATCAGGTCACGGAATCGGCTGAAAATCTTCCCGCTGAAGGTGTAATCCTTGCGATAGTTCGGCGGTGAGTTTGGATCTGAAATGGTCTGCGGCCACGGCTGAACAATTTGTTTCAGCTCAGCGTCTTTGGCCTTCTTTCCGCCGGCCAAAAATCGCCCCCGTTTGTCGCGCCTGACCAGCAATCTGTCGAGGCCTACCAGCTCTTTGATCTCCTGCGGAAGCTCGTCCGCTCGCAGGTCTCGTTTCGGTGTCAGTGAGTTGCGGGCCACTCGCATGCAGTACGCGCCGAACGTGGCCAGTCTGCGACGCGATACGCGGTCCAGCTGGTTGACAATGGCCGGACGATCGAGAAACAGGGTTTTCGCCTGCTTCACCGTCATCCGCAAACCAAATTCTTCCACGCTGCTCATTGCCACTGCCTTGAAGTGTACAGTTTGGCGCTGTTGTCGTTATTCCACCACTGCCAGTGCCTGCTGGTTGCTGCTGACTCGCAGATTCTGTAATCGATTTCATCGACCGTGATCAGGTCCCCGATTTCCAAATCCTCACCGCAAACGTCAACGCCGATAATCCACAGCTGCTCAGTTGAGTCAACCGTAAAATCACCGCCGAAAGACTGCAGGTTTTTGCGGCTTGATACCCTCGTGATCAGGATGCCGGAAACAATTACGTCATCACCGCGGGTGATAGTCGCAACCTCGCCAGCCACGTCTTTTATGCGGCTGCGAACATGGGCTGCGGCTTCTGTGCGGCGTGTCATTGTATGGTCTCAAAAAACAGGCAGGTTGCAGGCTTTCGCGCTGCAACCTGCGGAGTTTCGTCGGTTGGCCGATCAGCCAATTACGGAGCGGCTGTCGTGGTTGTCGGAATCTGTGCCGTGTTCGCCGGCTGGCCAGCGTTGTTCAAGGCGACGATTCCGAACGCGGCGTTCAAGGCCTTGTCCTTCACGTACGTGCCAATCACAGTGCCGGTCAGTGCCAGACTCTGCGTGGTCAGATTGATGCGTGCTGGCTGTCCTGCGGCGATTGCCGCAAAATTGCCTGCAGTGATCTTCAGGACCACCTCAGTTTCGAGGGACGGAATCACAGCCCCGCTGGCCACGTTCTGCGTGCCACCGTAATAGCCGATGCGCCCATCTGGGCATTCATGCAGGTGGCCGCTGCTCACGTTGCGAAGTGCGGTCACGTTTTCGACTGTTGAATATTCACCGTGGACGGTCGCGCCCATTGTCACTTGCTCCTCTTGCGTTTGGGCTGATCGTCAGCCTCTGCTGTTTCTGGATCTGGTTCCGAACTCAATTCAAAGGCGGCCTCCGGCGCGTCTGCGATCAACCCGAAGCCCATCAGCTGACCGCCGCGAAGCTCATCGAATTCGGCAGTGCTCCCCGCTTCATGCGTGGTGCCGTTGTCAATGAATCGTTGCAGTACTCGATATGACTTCATGGTTGATCTCAGAGGCGTCTGGAGGAGGAATCAAAACTAATCAGGCGTTGTTACGCTGAACCGACTTGCGGCGAACTGGTGCGATGCCTGCGGCCATGCTGCAGTCATACCAGAACCCGAACTGACCATTGCCCAGCTGACCATTGCGGAGGCGTGGAACGCGTCCGAGGCCAGCCACGTAAACCAGCTCGATAGCCGGCTGGGTCGCGTCTGCAATCCACCAGCTCGTGGGCACACCGGCCACGGTTGCCGGAACGTCGGCAACGTCGGTCGGGTCTGTGAATCCGTTGTCGATTCGAGCGTCCGACAGAACCCCGCCGATCTGGCCAGCCAGAACATTGAGCGAACTGCGGGTCGCATTCTCGCCAGTGATCAGAGCGGAAGGGCTCAGCAGCTCTGCGGCGGTGAATCGGTTTGCACGGCTCACGATCAGGTGAGTCGGACGAACGTCGATATTGACGCCGTTTTCCTGCTGCGTCTCGAACGCTGTCAGACCGCTGATCAGGTTTTCACGGGTCAGGGCTTTGCTGGTTCGCAAGTTCCCGTCGGTCGTGTTGAAGAACGCCCTGGTGTTGCTCATCGTCGGGTTGGCGATCAACACGTATGCGATCAGGTCGTAAAGCAAACGGCGGGACCGCTGGCCCATGACTGCACCGGCTTGGCGAAGCGTGTCGAAGCGTTCGTCGATCAGGTCTTGCTCAGAGAACTGGAACCTGTCGGCGTACATCTTCGCCCGGATCTGCTCACCACTGGCACTCATCGAGATGTCCTTCGCCACACCCTGATTCGGGAGCGGACGAGGAGCACCGCCGGTAAGCTCCAGAGCCTTGCGCTCAGCGGCCATGAAGTTCTGAACGTCGGACTCGGTGACCAGCTGCATCAGCTCACTGGTCTGCTCAACCCAGCTCGCCATGACGCGGGCGTTCAGTGCCTGCGTGTACATATCGGTGATTGCGGTCGAACTGAATGCGGCTCGCAACCACTCATCAGACCGCCAGTGGCCCAGCTGACTCAGGTCCTGACCACCGAGGCGGGCGGCCTGGGCGAACAGCTCAACCATGCCATGACCGCGGAAGCGATCGGCCTGATCCATTGCCCGCTGCCGGAACTGGTCGTTGACCGGTCGGCGAAGGCTGGCATTCAGCGAGATCCGCGAATCGCGGGCCTCGTAGACAGCGTGGTCAGGGCGAACACCAAGACGATCGGCGAAGGCGATTGCCAGCGATGCCTGCATCAGGTCGCGGTCAGCAGGTGCCGGCGTGTGAACTGCGGGAGCCTGTGGGCGGCGCGATCGGAGGGCGTGCAGCTCGAACTGCTCAGGAGTCCAGCGGTTGCGGATCGCGTGTGCCAGTGCAGACTGGCCATCAATGGCCGGCGGCTGCAAAGAGGCGTTTAACGCGGTCAGCTGCTCGACTCGCTGCACCTGGTCGGCGGTGTCCTGCTCGTACTGAGAGAGGGTCGGGGCGTCAGCTGCGGGAGTGGTTGCAGCCGGAGCGGCTGGGACTTCCGGTGCCGGGGCTTCCGGTGCCGGCTGGGGAACATCGTCCTCAGCTTCGGCGTTGGCGGCTCGCCAGTTGGTCCGCAGTGCGGTGAGGGCGTCAGCGCTCAGCATTGCCACCGTCAGGCCCAGCGATGTCAGGTATTGGGAAAATTTCACTGCGGTCGACTCCTGTTCGAGTGTGCCAAAACTGGCGGCCAATTTCGCCACCGCTCCACCGGCGTCTGCGCCGGTCGCGGTAAATGTGATCTCTCGTAGTTCGGCATGCCTAGCGATTACGAAAGGGCCTGTCAACAACTGTCCATTCAAAATTTCTGAACGGCCCTCAGGAACCTCCACCAGATTCGACCGATCGACTACCACACCAACGCTCAGCTGCCACTGGAATCCGTTTGCGGCACTCTGAACAACACGGTCACGCCATTCAGTTTCGGCGCTCGCATAGCCCACGCCAGTGATCGAACTGGCGCCGATCTTGATTGACTCGGTATGGCCCACGGGCTGCGTGTTGTCGTGGTCCAGCAGAAGCGGCACCGGCATGCCGTCGACCATCTTCATGGTCGATAGATCAAACACCACTGGCATGCTGCGGCCTGGCAAATACGCCTTGCCCCCGGTGTAGGCCAGCAGGTTGAACTTGCGGATTTTTGAACCGCCTGCGGCCTCAATAACTTCCAACGTAGCCAGTCCGCCAGGGATTGGCAGATTGACGGGGGACGATGCCTCAAGTTTGATTTTGCTGGCCATTTGCCTGCTGTCCTCTCTGTGGTTGTGTGGCTGTTTTCTGCGGGGTCTGCCCGGGTCCGAGGATTGCGACGGCGGCTTCCGGAAACAGCGTTCGGAATCGAGCCTCGCGAAACTGCTCAATGGTGAGGCCATAGGATCGGGCGCTTGCCAGATCTTCCTCCTCAGGGTCAACGCCGTCGTCTTCCTGCCAGAATGCAGGCGACGTCAGGCCAGCGGCGCACGCCTTCTGCCGTCCGGTGTATTCGCGGTTGGTGTCCTGATGTCTGCGGCGGGTCCATCTCCACTCGTGTGATAGCTCAGCCTGCTGTGCAATGTCTGCCGGAATCAGCCCGAGAAGCACGGCCTCGCGGAGGAAATGGCCCAGCAACTTGTCGAGGCAAAGCGATTCCCAATCTTGTCTCTGAACGTCAACATCGGCTTCGTAGTCTTGCCGGCCCAGCTGCCCGCCGGCGAAATTGATCCCCGCTGAGTCGCCTGTGCTGATCTGCGATGGTTGGCCAAGTGGTCTGGCTGCGCCTGCGGTATTCGTGCGAACGAAATCCCCATGGCGTGCCGTCGGCTGCTCAGGCTTCATCTGCGTGGCTTTGTGGCCAGCAGGCAGGAAGCTCTGCATCCCGTACCCGATCGGCATGGTAACGCCCGGCTCAATCGGGTCGTAATTCTCGTCACCATCAGGAAATGTCGAGACGTTGGTTTCGATCAGAACCGTGTGTTTTGCGGCGGTTGCGGCGGCGTCGACCACGGCCCGATCGTAAACCCGAAGCATGGGGCCATCGCCGATACTGGTGGCCATCTCGGGATATCCGCGGCCCTGTGATGGGCGGCGCCAATCCCACACGTCAATCACGAATTCCGCCGGAACTCGATTCGGATTCAGTGCGGGTTCATCGGCTGGATGGTACGGGAGAACGTAGTAGGCAACTGGGTCGCCTTGCGAGTTTAATTCCTTGCCGTCCAGCAGGTACTTTGTGTTGAAGGCTTCTCCGTACAGATCCGCGAACGGCTGTTGAATCTGGTCCTCTTCGAACGGCACAAAATTCAGCGTGACGTCTGCGGCACTCAACGCCTGCCCCGGATCTCGCACTGGTGCCGGATAGTTTGTGATCATCGCAAGGCCGGTGCCGTCAGTGATTTTCGACCAGCACATCACGCGCAACTTGCGAGCCCCGTTGCGGAGTTTGAACCACTGGTTGAACAGCAGCTCCACGCCGCGGGCGGCTTCAGGATTTCCGGCGATTTTGACTTCAAGGAATGGCCCACGGCCAATGACCCACGTGACTGCGGCGCGTGCGGCACCCTGAAACCACTTGTTGGCTTGCAGAACCTCGTACCGGCTGCGATCAATCAGCGTTCGCCGTGCTTGCCGATCGTAGCCGGTCAGGCCAGATTCATGCTTGGCGCGTGCGAATAGCTCATTCAGTTCCGGGGTCAGTTCCGCGAAATCGAAAGCGGCATTCAGGGTCTCCTGATTCCGCTGCATGTCGACCACTTGGGCAACTCGCTGTTGCTCATGACGGACGCGGGCGGATTGTTTGGTGACTCGATTTTTCTTGCGTGCCATGGCTTAGGGTCTCGTGTGTGTGAGGCGTGTGCGGCGGATCATTGAACGTCCATCGGGAAGGGCTGCGGCGGCGTCCTGCTGTGCCTTCCACTGCTCGTAAGCAATGCGGTCCTTCAGGTTATGCTCTTCGATGGTCTCACCACCAATCACGCTTCTCAGGGGGGCGTTTGCTGCGTCGTTTAGTTCCATTCTCTGCCTCCTCAGCGTGCTTTTTCTCGATCCAAGTGTTTTTGGTCTGCGTTCGATTCATAGCGTGACAGTAATCACATTTCCAGATGGCGTGAATAATTCCGCGGGTTTTATATTGGCGCACAATCGCAAACCGTGGGCACCCGCACCGGTCACACTCGTTTGGCAGATTGCAGCCGTGTTCCTGTCTCGTCATTTTTTGCGGTCCAGTTTTGCGAGTAGATCGGCCTGTGTGAGTCTGCGTTTTTTCTGTGCCGTTTTTCGCTCACCACTTGCCCGGAATCCAGCCAGCTCGACACCAACGCGGCACAGTACACAGCAGTCCAGCCAGTGATCCTGATCAATGCCCGGCTTGTTCTGCCATACCTCAACCTCGCGTTTCGTCTCTGTCGATTTTTTCACGACTTTCGCGGCCAGATGGTTGGCCAGAATCGTGTCTGGAGACGTGCCGTTGTACGTGATTGAGCCCGGTGTTCCGGGGTCCATCGACAACCCCTTCTGCAGCTGCGAGCGGTAGAAGTTTGCGTCAAACAGCAGCATGCGGCGGTTGCTGCCCTCGCGTTTGGTGTACCACTCAACGGCTTTGTCGATGCGTTTACTGCCCGGCTGCATTTTGCGGGAGGAGATGGGAATTTCGTTGCCCGAAATGAATAGACCACCGGAAGGAATCAGGCGGCCGGAGAATCGCGAATCTGAGGCCAGACGGTGTACCACGTCCTGAGCCTTGTGCCACCGGTTGTCAATTATGATCGGGCCCATGGTCAGTGAATCAGGCTGTGGCAGATTGCCCAGTAGCTCGACAATCGCGGCGCTGTGCTCCTCTTCCCACGACATTTGCTGCAGGGGAAACTTCGCCCGGGCCCACTGGTGAATCGTCCGCGGCGGTCGCAGGTGGTGGAAGTCTGCCACGGGCTGCCGGGGGAATGTGTCACGCTCGACAATCCAGCCGGTCAGCTGATCGGACCACGCAATTTGAGTCCAGTACAGCAGATGCTCTTGAACGTCGATCCCGGTCAGCAGGATTGTGCCCTGCGGCGGAACCTGACCGCGGCGGATCCCGTTGTAGCGTGACAGAATCCCAGCGTAGTCCAGATAGATGGATAGATCATCCTCGCCTTGCGGGTCCTGCTGCTGTTCAGCGAGAAACGACATGCGGTCGCTCAAGTACTTGTCCATCAGGCCTTGAAGGGCGTCTACACAGCCCTTTTCGACGCGTGACGGCCATGTGATTTCGGCCCCGCGGCTCATCGCCTCGCGGTTGTCCAGATAGTACTGGGTTGCCCGCTGGCGTTCTTTGTCGCCTCCAGCCAAGTCTTCGCGGCGCAGTTCGTCATAGTGGTGCCACAATGGGTGATCCAGTTGCAAGTCGTCAGGCATGCGGGGCATTGCCGGAACGCGGCGGCCGGACCACTCTGGACGCTGATCCCGGTCGGTGAACTCGTAGGCCAGATCCCGCTTGGCAATGACCGTGCACGGCATGAGGATGGCCAGCTTTTCGCCTGGGCCCCGCGTGCCAGCCACGGCCTGCCGGATCTTTTTTGAGCGTGACTCAACCTCTTTGGGTTGTTTGGCGGTGTTGTCGTCTTGTGGGTCGTCCAGCATCACCAGCTCCGGCCGGACGGTGGTCCCGTCGGCTCGGTCGTAATACCGGCCACGAATGGAGCCCGAGTCGATACCGGTGCAGGAAATGACAGCCTCAGATCCCGGTGCACCGGGGATGCGTGGTAACACCAGATCCGGACGGGAACGGATCCGCAGCAGCTCACCATGGTAGGTCGCTGAGTTTTTCTGACTGCCAGCCAGCACCCGCATGGGATAACAGATCTCGGGGTATAGGTCGAAGAGCGGCGGGGAAGTTTCAAGGCGTCGTTTGATGCCCTCACGCTGGGCTGTCGCCATATCCGCGTTGGCCCCGATGATCAAAGCGTATCGAACCCTGCCGGTCAGGCACCCCCACACCGCGGCACCGATCGACAGCTGAGTTTTGCCGAATCCACGCTCGCAGGCGAACGCCTCATAGCCGCCATGCGTAGCGGCTCGCTCGATAGCTGCGATCAGTTCAAGGTGTGCGGCGGAGAATTCGAGGTGGAATATGTCCGGGAAACAATGCTCCAGAAACGCCTTCAGCGATCGGTCACACAGGGCGCGTTTTGCGGGGTCTGCCACGGCGGGTATTTCGCCGATCTCCCGCAGGGCTGCTCGATGGCGTGCCACCTTCTCCCGATTCAGCAGCCGGCGGCGTGCTATCGCCGCTTCCTGCTCCTGCTGCTTCTGATCCAGCTGTTGCTGTTTCTGATTCGCCAGCAGTTGCTCCAGTGCCTCCCGTTCGTCTGAAGTCAGCCAGGAGAACTCGGAGTCGCTGCACTCGCTCAGGAGGCTCTGCAGATCCGCAATCATGGTTTATCTCTGTCGTGACGATGGGGATTGTTCGCGGGACTGGTGGCTGCGGCTGTGGTGCGTGTAGGTGCACCGCAGGTATCGCCGGAGCGTTTGAATCATTGAGCATCCGCAGGATATTTGCTGCCCTGATTGCCTCGCGTTGTTTGCCATTCTGCACAATTTCCCAGAGTTTTGCCGGGAGTTTTGAGAACACATCCGGCGGAATCTCCCACGCCCTTTTCACCGCAGTTTCCACGTCACGCAACTCGCTGCGGCTCATCTGATTTTCTGAATTTTGCTCGTCCGTCACCCCTGACCCCTCCCAAGTGTGAGAAAAATAAGCTCGATTTACAAGCCCCAGACAGGGTTACGTTTGTTTAGAAGAGGGCTCTTCGGAGTAGTGGCAGAAGTTTGGACCCCTCCGGGGGGACCCTGACGTATTTTTTCTCATTTTTGAGAATTTTCTCATTTTTGAGAATTTTCGCCTCGCCTGTCATAATGGCATGGCCTCTTGCTCGCTCACCCCTCCCTCGCTCACCCCTTGTCGTTTTTTTGCCTGTCGACTTCATCAACTAAATCTTTCAGCGTTAGCCCTAATGTGGTGGCTACTGCCAGCCATGCCTGTACATGCCCATGGCCCTTCTCGCCTCTCAGGATCGTTGCCAGTGGGCTTAATAGTTGCTTTGCCAGTTCGCTCTTTGCTTTGCTGTTACTCACGGTGTTCCCCCTTGTGATCAATCGGATTGCCGCATTACCAGCTGCAGGCCACCGTTCGCAAGGTGCCTAATCCTCTGCACCGTGAAGTGCGCGCCCATTATGGACCACCGCGCACCGATAGTGAGTGATTGTGTGTCTGATGTTGTTGCGCCTTCGCAGTCGCCTGCTTCGAGTTCGATTGTGATTCGTGGTGATGGTTGCTGGTCGTTACTCATGGCCCCGGCTCCGCGTCTACCATCGCCTGTGCAACAATCCACACAGCATCAGCGGTTTGCTTAATAGATTCGTCGAAGACCGCTCCGCTGGTTAGCGC